TTATTTCTTTAATTAATGTTTTTCCATTTTTTTATCCTTTTTTTATTTTTTTTAGAATTCTTTTTTTTTCTAACCAATCTGTGGTATATTCATTTATATTTTTTTTTTTTTTCATTTCTGTTTTTGTTAATTGTTTGGTATCGACAAAGAAGAACCCTTTTTGAACGACGTCATACATACATATTTGAATAATTTTACATAGATCGTTATAAGATTTTAATTGATAACCCATATTTTCATATGTATTTTGTAGATCTTCTCTTTTTTTGACTAAATAGTTGATATCTAAATAGTTAAGATCAAAATTACCTTGTATTATTTCATTTCGACAATTATCTAAATTATCTGTAATTATATTACGGGCATTTTCAAATAAATTTAATTTAATGAAAATTTTATTAGGAGTTACAATTTTAATACCAATTTTATGGTTTTTGAAATATGTTGATAAACCTAAACAAATAACATTTTTATTTTTATTTATTTCTTTGATTAAATGATTGTCTATTTTAGATTTCCAATATTCATTTATTTTTGTTTCAATGTCTTTTATACTTTTGTTTAGTGTTTTAGCTTGTGATTTATTTTTTTGTTTTTTTTCATTGATTTCATCTAATTTATTATATAGAGTAATTATATTTTGTTCAGCAATTATTTGCATTGTAATTTCATCTAAATCAACTAAAGTAATATTTTGATTAATATTTGAGGAAAAGTTGATAAAGTCGTCTATAAATTTTTGTTTATAATTATTTGGTAAACCTGCAATATGGGCAATTATTCTACCACTCATAACTTATAATAAATAATGATAATATAATATTTTATAAAAATGGTGAAATTAAATCTGCATTTTGTAATTCTTGTATAAACACTTTTGAACCCGCAAATATACCATTATTTATTTGTATTGATGATGGTAAATTATCAAAATCTTGTATTAATGGATTATTTCTATCATCAACTAATGGTATCTTAATTTGATTATCTATATTAGGCGCCCATAAATAATATTCTCCTTTGGATGAATTACGACTTTTTCTTTTGCCAAATAAATAATAATAACTACTGACATTATTAATATCATTTGTTATTAATTTTGCAATTGCAATTGGTCTTGGAGTATCTAAATGATCATTATATCGTGTCATAACCCCTCTAATAGATGGATTTCTGATTAGATAATCAAATGTTGGTCGATCAGTTCTATTAATAATAGGGTATAGTGGATCACTTATGACGCGTCTATCGCGATCTAAAACAGGATCTATAGATTTATTATCATCATTAGGATTTATTTGTAGTTGTGATGTTGAATTTGGATTTTGATTTGTAATTTGTGTTGGTGTATTATTGATTGTATCTAATTTATTTTCAAGTAATTTTTGTTTTTCTAATACTGATTTAAGTAATATTGTCTTTTGGTGCATTTCTGTTAGTAGTTCATCATATTTTTTATCATATTCTAGTTTTGCAAGATTGTCTGAATTATCAATATGTTGTTTTTTGTTATTAATATATAAAAATAGAACAATAGTAGTAATTAATATTATAGTAGTGTTAGATTCTAAAAATTTATTTGTCTCCATTACTATATAATATAAAAAAAATTATTAATTTTATGAATTGACAAATTCTATATTTCTTAAAAAAAAATAAACATGTCCAATAATTTCTTTTTTTTGAGTAATAATGTTAATAGACTCGATATCTAATCTATGATAATAATCTGATTTTGTTATGTATGTTGATAATGCAATGTATTTTTCAATATCAATTAATGGATTTTCCATAAATATTTTTGAATTCAAAAGTTCAGCCTTTAAAATACCATTTACATTAATGTTATTATTTTGTTTTATATCCATATCTAAAGCATATAATAACATTTTACGTGATAAATAATTTTCTGATTTTGATGGAAAAGGAACTGCCCAACCCCAATACCATGTTGATATATTTGGATTATAAAATCCTAATGTCGAATATGTTCCTTTTAGGATAACATTTTTTTTATTTTTATCAAATAATTCAAATATAAGTTGTTCCATATCATCATTATTTTCTTTTGGATAGAACATAATGTTTTCAGTATTAAAATATTTACCATACAATTCTTTTTTTTTATCAAAATATTCATATGCCAATGATACAATCATAATAATTAATTTACAATTATAAAATAAAAATATATTTTATAATTATGAATCAAAATACAGATAATATTGAAGATTTATTTGCAGATGGAGGATTTCCTCACATTAAATTATGTGTTAATGAAACAGTTGAAGATAAAACAAAAAAAGAATTTAGTTCAAAAAATGTTATGAGTATACAAAATATATTAGATAAAAGGAGAAACACTTTAATTAATAGGCAAGTTAAATCAATGTTACCAAGTAGATCTATTCTAAATATAGATACAGTAAAACCAAATAATACATTAGACACTAAACCACTCGTCTTTAATTTAAATGACAATGATGTATTAATAGATATTTCAAATTTAGATGTATCTAAATTAATGTTAAATGAACCAAAATATTTAAAACCAAAAAGATCAAAAAGATCAAAAAGATCAAAAAGATCAAAGGGATCAAAAAGATCAAAGGGATCAAAAAGATCAAAAGGGATCAAAAAGATCAAAGGGATCAAAAAGATCAAAGGGATCAAAAAGATCGAAAAATTGATATTATAGTTTTAATTTAATATTTTTAAGAGTTTGCAACATATTATAATTATATTATAGTTATTATACCATAATATAATTAAATTTAATTGTAAAAACATAAAAAATATCAATCAAAAACAACAATTAATTTTTTCTTTTCTGAACTACTAGAATTTTCTGATAATTTAATTACTTTTAGACCATTATTACTATCAGTTGAAACAGGTTTGCAATATATATTATTTCTTTCTGAATCTTCTACTTTATTACATTTTTCAATGTGATTTATATTACAACATATTCCTTTGTTTTGACATGTAAATTTTAAATATTGATTTTCATCAAGTGGACCAACATAATTTACATATAATATACGATGTAATGCGATTTTATGATGTTTAAAATAAAAATTTACATATTTGCATTTTTCATTACTATTTGTGATGTATCCCTTCCAAATACAACATTCATTTTCATCAAATATACTACTATCAATATTATTAACTATACGTTTAATATCGTCGAATTCCAGTTTGATTTTATAAGATAAGTTTTTTTTTTGGTATTGTAACATTTGGACCATTCTTTGGTTTTTTGCGGTTATCGTATTGAAGTTATCTAATTTTAACATTTATCTAATATATAGTAACATTTTTTTTATTTAAATTTTTCAGCAATCTAAAATAATTTTTATTTTTTAACAAAATATACAGAATATATGTTAGCAATAGATGAATTTTGTGTGGGATTTAATACAGACAATTTTATATTTATATAATCGTATTGATTTATTATATATTTATTTAAAATATCATCATTACCAATAATTAATTGTGATAATTTAACATAAGGTAATCCATTATCAATAACTATAAATGGTTGATCATAAATATCATAAATAATAATAGGTATATGGTGTAATTGATTTAAAATATATAGATCGACTAATGAGATATATTTGGGTATCATTGATTTGATAAAATATTCTAAATAATCGTTGACACTTTCTTCGGTAAATTTAATGACTTTGTCTAAGTCAGCTGTCATTTTTTTTGTTCTTTTTTTGTTTAATAAATAGTCAATAATAAAACTTTTGAATAAATTTGCCAAATCTGTTTGTAATGGGCTATAGTATCCTAAATTACGGTAGTTAATGTCAGAATAAACATTTTTTAACCAATAAAAAGCATTTGCATATGCACGAAATACACCATTAGAACTATTTACTAATTGTATATATAAATTTCCCGTTTTTTCTAATGGATTATGAATTGAATCTTGATTTACCGTTTTTGTAATCCGGTTTTGTCTGTTTTTACCAATTATTGGTATATTGTTTTTCCCAAATATTTCACTCAAAATACGATCTATATTAAAATTTATATTTTTAATTATTTTCTGATCTTTTCTTTCTTTGAATCTATCTGGATCAACAATATCAGATACAAAATAATTGTCTTTTTGTAAAATTTCATTTGATTTTAATTTATTAACAACTAAATCTTCAACCATCTTATTTATGAATAATATGATATTTGAATTTGTTAATCCTAATTTACATGTATTATAGGTCCATATACAATGAACATTTGTATCACATTTTTCTTTGTCTGTATTTATTTTACATGAATCACGATTATTATTTATTTTATATGATTGTAATTTTTCATTCGATATTTCATTTTGTTTAACTGCAATTAATGAGATTTCATTTGTTCCGCCATTTAATTCATCATATGACACATCATTATCTAATTTTTTACTGTGTTCATTATATATTTTATATAATTTTTTATCAGTAATTTTGTAAATTATTTTTTTAAGATCATTTTTTTTGTCATTCTTTGATAATTTTGGATTATCAATTATAGTTTCTATTTTTTGTTTAATTTCTTGATTATCATTTAAAAAATTACTTAATTCCAGTCGAAACAACTCATAGTTTTCTGTATCATACATATTCTTATTAACATTCAATATTCTATTATCAACAAATATATTATTTGGTCCTTTATTTAATTCAATATCGATTTCATCATATAATGATCTACTTTCTAAAATAAAATGTCTGATTTTATTTTTTATTGTAATTTTAACGAGATCATTATATTCGATAAGTTGAGGTTGAATAGGTAAATTAATACTTTGATCAATAATAATAGCAATTATGTTATATTTATTTCTTTCTTGTGTATCATAAATAAAACCTTGTACCTTACAATAAATTCCATTATTATTATCATTATTATCATTATTATCATTATTATCATTATTATTATCATTATCATTATTATTATCATTAAATTTAAACCATACATCCATTAAATTTTCAATCGATTTTTGTAAAGTATTAATATATAATGATTGATTATTTAAAATATTAATATTCCAAACACTACCCGACGGTTTTACTGGCAACATAAAGTTATTTTTTGTTTTACTATTATTATCTGACAACACAATATATTTACATTTATTACGTTGATCAATAATTTGCCCTATTATCGTGTATTTATCTTTGTTTTTTTTGTTTTTTAACTTGTTAATAGTTATTTTTGCAGTTTCTGCTTTAAAAAAATTAATAGATGTTTGTTGACAATTTATTTTAAAATATGTACTGACATGATTTATGATATTATCTTTTTTATTTTCATAAATAAAGCATTTAGTTAATTCAACATTTTTTGATAATTCTTCTTTTGAAGTCATAAAAATAGGATAGTAATTATTTTCTTCTTTGAGCATAAAAATATTTTTTCTTTTTTTATCAAACATAAGATCAATATTTTCAGTATTTTTGCATAATAATACATAATCTTCTTTTGGAATATTGTCATTGGTTTCAACATTTTGTATCAATATTTTTTTTTCAAAAATAAATACATTTGCGCCATCTTCAAATAATAATCCAGGTAAACATATCATATCTTCTACAGTATTATAATCAATATCCATATTTACATTAATAAAATATAAATAATCTTCTATTGTCTCAAATTGTGTTCGAATATCTCCATTATTTAAACTTGTAAATAATTGTAAATTATAATCCATATTTGGTCCAGTTAACATTTGTTTAATTTTTACTTTAATATCAAAAACAGACATATCAGTTGCACTTGAAATAGCATGTAGATATGGAAATTCATCTTGTCTACTACCGAATTTAAAAAAATATCCTGATTTACTGGATATTAAATAATGATTTTTGATAGATTTTGATTTGTTAAGCATGATGTTAAAATAAATGTCTAAATATTTTGGTAGATAACTAAATCTACCTTCTTGAATTTTATTTGTATCTTGTAATATGTACAATCTATCGCCAATTATCTTTTTACTTACTTTATTCGTTTCCTGATACTTTCCAACACATTTCATATAATACTCTTTTTTTTCTTTGTTTCTTGCTGAATAATGATCTTTTTTGAAACAACATGGCATACATAATCCAGATGGATTTGATGATCTTAATAAAAATCCAACATACATATGATCTTTATTTTCTTCTGGACTACAGGTATAATAGATATGAGTACCATCATTATTTGTCAATTTCGCTGCTCTTAAAACAACTTCTTTTTTTTTACCTCGTTTATTAAATACAACAGTACGTTCATAATCACCAGAAGTTGGATTATATACATAACCTAATTTAGTTAATTCTGCTAAAGTTTTATCAGTATAAGGTATAGGACGTCTTTTTTTATCATTACCTGAATTTTGACAATTACGTGTCCATTGATTTTGTCCTTTACCTGGTTTGTAAGCTAAACGTTCTTTATCTAATTTAGTAATTTGTTTGACGGTTTTAATATTTTCATCTACATCTACAATTTCTTCTACTTTATTTCTTCGTTTTGCAATATTATTTAATAATTTTAATTTTTCTTTTAGTTTAAGCATATATTGATTTTTTTTTAAATATGTTTCAATATATAAATATATTAAAATATTCATAAAATTAATGATTTTATCTAATTGATATTTATTACGGGCACCAGAAACTCTCATTTTATATTTACTTCTCTGTTTACCTTGAATATCAATATTAATACCAGGGGGTTTATATTTTGGAATATTGTCCATTTTTTTTAGAATTTTACGAGATTTTTTTAAATTTGGAAATTTAGTTTTTACATCATTAATTTTATCTAATGCCTGTTTTTCAGTAATATTAAATTGTTTTGATATTTCAGCAGATAATAATTTTTCAACATATTCATAGTTTCTTAAAAAATATATAATTCTATGTTCTATTCTTGATTCATTTTCATATTTTGAAATTCTTTTGTATCTTAAATATGTACCATATTTAGATTTGTCATCTTTTTTCTTGATTTTTGATTGTCTTTTACGAGGTTCAACAACAACAGCAACATATGGGAAGAAATATCTTGCAAAATCAGATAAATCATTATGATTAATCATAAATTTTTCTGGTAGTTCAATTTGTTGAATTGTATTTATAAATGCAAATCTAAATTTATCATCTGTTGGAACAATTATTTGTATCTTATCATTTTCACCATTAATTTTATTTAATAAATTTCTAACATACGGATATGTGTTTTTAACATCATCAATTGATGCTTGATCTGTTTCTTTCCATTGTGTTTTATATTCTAATTGTCCATTTTCATTTAAATTAACAGAAATATATTTATTTGATGAATCACCCTTTTGTTGAATTTTAATTTTAAAACTTATACCATATGGCGAATTTTCAAACCATTTCGCTAATATTGCATTTTTATCGTTTTCCGTACCACGAGTAAAAAATTTATATATTAATTTTCCATCCATCGTTTGAAACTGTAAAAATGGATATGTGTCGTCTACAATAAAATTATCATATATTCTAAATAAATCTATTTTTGGATTATTTGTTTTGTTTAAATGCTGTAATGTAACATGTATAACAGATTGTGTTACAAAATTATCTTTGAAAATTCCAATATATGGAGTTGGGTTTAATTTAAGTTCTTCGACTGTTTTAATGACTTCATTTTCTAGCAAAAGATCATTTTTAATATTTTGATGATATTGTAATATTCTATTTGTTTCAGATTTAGATTCATTATTTAAACAATCTATAATTTGTTTAAATTCATCTTGTGATATGTTATAATATATTTTTACATATACATTAAAAATATTTTTAATAATTTCTTCATCTGCTCTATAATTTAATCCAAGATCATGATAAATATCTAACATATATATCTCATTATTCGCAATATAATTAATATATTCGTCTAAAATATTAGTATCATCATATTCTTTTTTAATACGTGAACCGTATTTTAAAATATTATCTCGGAGATTTTTTAAATTTCCTACCAAATTTTCATATAATCTCAAATTTTCATTTGGTTCTATAGATATTTTTAATAATTCATTTTTACGAACCCATTTTTGTCCTAACATTATTTTATCTGTTTCTACTACTTTATTTAATCCAACAATTTTTTCATATTCATATTCAGACCATAAATATAATCTAGATGGAATTAAATAAGGTATTTTTTTACCAAAAATAGGATTTTGTTTGATACCACATGAGATTTTATTTTTTATTGTTTGAATTGTATCATCTTTAAAAATATATTGATTAAATATATATGTTTTTATATAAATATCTTTGAGATTTAAATCATATAAATTGTTATTGTAATTTTCATCAAATTCTGCCATATTTAAATATTTTTTTGATGAATTATCTAAATTAATAATTCCATTTATTGATTCCGTCGTTTGTTCAGGATTTTCATCGATATTTAATAATTCTTCATTAGAAATTTCATCTCCAGAATATGCTAAATCATATGTATCCTCATAATTAATTATTTCATCATTTTCCTCATTATAATCATTCTCCTCACTGTTTACACTTTTTTTATCATATTCAATTTCATCATTTTCATCGTTACTATCTATTTGTTTTGTTTCATCTTCTTCATCATCTCCCTCTCCCTCAACTTCCTCATCTTCATCATCTTCATCATCTTCATCATCTTCATCATCTTCCTCATTGTCTTCATTTGCTCCACCAAGATGATAATTAAAATCGTTATTAATATGTTTAAGAACTTCTTGATGATATATTTCATCATTAATTTTATTTGTAAAATTAAATTGTTTATCGTTTGAATTAAGTAAATCAATATATTCAGACATATCGATTGTATCCGATGTATTTGTACCACCTATTTGATTTTCAAATTTTGCGATATTTGAAATTATATTTGAACTTGATATGGTATAATCAATATCGTCGTCTTGTTCTATATCTTTGACACGTAAATTTTTATTTTTACGTTCCATAGATTGTTTATATAAAAAAGCATAATTATATTGTGTTTTTCCAATATATTCAAAATCTGCAATATTTTTTTTAAACCATTTTTCTCCATATTTTTCTAATATATCTTCTTTTTTTGTTTTGGTATTTCGAATATTATTGATCATAAATGTAATATGTCTTGAATTAAAAAAATATGTATACCATTTATTACCATAATATTTAGACATTAATTTATATTCATTCTCAGTAACTGTCATTAATGTATCAAAAAAATTAAGATCTTTTATTTTTTTTAAAATTTTTTTAATGTTATTATCAGTAGTGACAACATTACCCAAAAAAATACAAACATGATATTGTATTTTTTTATTATTATTTTTAAATTTCCATATAACTTTTATTGGATCATCCATAGTTAAATTAATATATCTACAGATTATATTATTTGAATAATATCTTTAATATAATAATTATTTATAATCAATATTTATTATATTATCTTTAATTATTTGCAACGGTAACTGTTAAATTCATACCACAATATTCTTTGTTATTATTACTATAATCTATATATCTGTAAATTCCAAATTTAATTGCCTTATTTATTAAAAATTTATTTATCTCGTAAAATAATTCAGTATGACCTATTTCAGGACATCCTATATGTGCTAATTCATGTATTGCAACATATAATAAATCATTGAAATCATGTATTTCACCAGTTGTTTTTGATCTAATACAAAAAACTAATGTTTCACCTTTGTTTACACTATATGATGTATATATACTATCACTCGAACTTTCCTGTATCTCTACATATTTTAATTTATCCTGTATATTTAACATATAACGATGCATATTTATATCCCCAATTTGTTCCATCAATATTTTATCTACTAAATTTATTAATGACGTTTCAATATTAAATAATGTCTTTAAAGCATCATTTTTATCATCAACATCACGAACAAGATATTTTTTTTTTTTATTATTTGTTTGATCAAAATATTCGACATAAATTACATCAGAAACATTTAGATATTTATATATTAAAACTAATGAAAACAAAGCGATTATTAAATAACTTTCCATATAGTTTTCAATTATAATAAAAAAATTTTTTTATTATAAAATATTATAAACTAATGTTTTAATTTTAAAAAATAAAAATTAACTTTTGATTCAATTTATTTTCTATACGATTATTATTATGAATTCACAAGATATTTTTATCAAGAGTAATTTCACAGAAAATACATCTGATATCATTCACCTAGACTTCTCTGACACTAATCAAAATGGTGGTAATTTAGATAATAATATAATTCATCTATCAATATCATCTACCATCAACAACAATAACAGCACTGTACATCAATTCGGTGGAAAAACAGACTCATCCGAATATTTTAATAGATTAGCCGAAGAAATTGTCAATTCTAAAACATCACATAAAACACAAAATGGTGGTTTTAATGTAATCACAACTATTGACGAATCATCTGAAATATTCTTAAGTTCTGAAACTATCCATAATATTAATCAATCCGAAATGGTAGGAGGTGCAAAAAATAAAAAACTTATACAATTTAATTTTAATGACCTCAAAAAACATCTACTTAAAGTATCCGAAACATTAGAAGGAGGTTCAGAAACAGAAGATGATGATGACGATATTCTAAATGACGATGATTATGATGAAGAAGAAGAAAACGATGTTATTAAAAAATTATTTAATGATGAAGATGAAAGCGATAGTTTGATAGAATTTGTCAAAGAAAAAAAAACAGAAGATAAAAATATGAGCAAAATTGCTAATAAAAATATAATTAGTATTGAAAGTCATCGTAGCAAAACAAATAAAAATACAAAACGTTCTAATTCAGATGATTCTGATGAATCTGAAGATTCTGACGATGAATCAGATCTTGATTTAGATTTAGATTCAGAAGATGACGATGAAGATGAAAAATTAGAAAAAAAAAAAGAAAAAGAAAAAGAAAAAGAAAAAGAAAAAGAAAAAAATGATTCCGAATCTTTGTCTATTGGTGGATCATCTACAGAATATCAATTTTCTGACAGTATTTCATCACCAAAATTAGTTAGTTATCGTAAAATTCAAAACAATAATACACAAATTGGTAGAAGATTTATATAAAAAATAAAATAATAAAATTACAATCCTTCAAAAAATAATTTTTTTGCCAAACTTAAATTAGTGTTCGTACTGGGTTTAGCTTTTTTATTGATTGTCCTTTTTTTCTTTTCACCAGTAATATTATTAACAATTATTTTTTTGTTAATAGTTTTATCATATAATTCAAATGGATCAACCATTGTTTTAAATATTTGTTTTGAATCGTCATTAATTTCATTTTTTGATATATTTGTAGATTTAACTATGAAATTATCCAATGGAATATTGCCACTTCTTATTAATTCTTCCTTTGAAATATATTCATTAAATATATTTTCTGGTTTTGGTGTCATATGAACCAAAAATTGAACAGCTGGATTCATTATCTGATTTGTCAAATAAAATAGATAATCTATTTTAATATTATTTTCTTTAATATAATCTGGATGTTCTATCATATCACCTTGTAATATCTTTTCACCACGTTTCTTTTTTACTATAATAGCTACTGATGGTATTCTATCATTCACCGCTGGAGCTGTTCCATGATCACGCTTCTTCATACGCTGACTTAATTTTACATGTGCTTGTGAACACTCTACATCATCCCATAACCATCTTCCTTCTTCACCTACTTTACCTTCTGCAGTATTTGTTAATTTAATACCTTTGTATCTAGATTTTAGAGATTTAGTGGTTATAAATTCAGTAATTGGATATTGTCCTGCTAATAATTTTTCAATCGAATATCTTATATATGCAATCGCTTTATCAATATCATTTTCATTCATCATTATATTAACTAATCCTCCAATTACCTTTTTTACTATATGCGCATTATCTCGACGTTTTAATACAATTCCCATACTACTCTGCTCAAATTTTTCGACACTTTCACCATATTTATTACCAACATATCCTTTTTTACGTCCAATCCAAAATGGATAAAATGTTTTTTCATATTCTAAATTATGTGGATATGGTAATCTTTTTTTGATAAAAATCGATGCTAATTGACCTAATCTAATACCATGTACCAATCCTTGTTTAGTAGTTAATAATAATCCAGTTTCTTTTGATTTAATGTTCATGTTCGTAAAGATAGAATCAGTATTTTTAATAATCAATGAACCAATACCAGCATGAAAAACACCATATTCTGTTTCAATATCGTATACAAAATCATTGTATTTTTCGTATAACAATTTAATATTTTTAATTGCATTATTACTTGATATGTTATCTTCATTAGACACCTTTAACCAAGATATTTTAAATTTATCATCTTCTTGATTAATAATAACTTGATATCCTGTATTTGCCATTGTCATATAACATAATTGAGCATCTTTTTTATCAGTTGTAATATAATTATTATTATTATTTGTTTTATGATTAACACAACTAAAATTAATAATTGGTTTACTATGCAAAAGTTCTTGTCCAATTTTACAATCTTTTGGTTTAATTTGATTTTCATTAATATCTAATAAACTGTGATCTTCGGTTACATCTACACAACCGCTATCTGTTGTAACACGATATATTTTTTTATCCGTTTTATGTCTAATTATACGATTTACATATGCCCATCCTTTATGAGTCCAAATTTTGATATTTTGATTAAATGTTTCTATTTGTTGTTTTTCATATAATTCATTATATCCCGGATTCTTAAAATTATTATCCATTAAATTGACCCGTTTTAATTGTTCATATATTTTTGGATTTTTAAATGATTTATAATTTGTCCATTGTGATTCGTTAAAGTCATTAAATGTTTGTACTTTAATATTACCATTTACATTTAAAATTATTGGTGTATCACCTGTACAAGAATCGCCATATATAACATGAGGATTTATGTCAAAACTATTTAATATTTCTCCTAAAGCACATCTTATAAATTCAATATTCTCTGCACTTTGTTTAGATACATCTAAATATAATTCATTTAATTCTTTAATTCTTTCATCATCATTTAATTGCATTGCTTCATAGTATTTTTTTAAAATCGGAACAAAATCATTCTCTACAAATGTTCTCGCTGTTTCTAACATTTGTCTTCCAATAGCAGTTGTACTTGCGGCTAACTCTTTCATACATAATGGACTTGTTCCTGCTCCTAAAATACCATACACTGAATTGGCAGTAATCTTTAAAGCATTTTGTTTGCCATTTAAATTGGCCTTTTGTGCGGGATCTTCTTCAGTTTCCATTTCTTTTTTGGCTTTTTTTCTTTCTGCTAATAATTCAATTAAAATCTCTGGAATAATACCTGGTTTACCATCTTTTCTTTTTGCAAATTTACATATTGTACTTGATCCATCTGTATTAGTAAATGGTACATCACGATAATTATAATCAGGTAAATCATCAAATTTGCTATCTAATACAATCATTTCATGAGATATATTACCATCTATCATTGAACTTGGATATAGTGAGTTATAATCTAATACTGGTATATAAGTTTGATAAAAACCTAATACTGGATCAAATACTATTGCACCTTCATAAGAAATATCATCTTCTAATCTTTGTAATACTGGAATTAAAAATCCTTTTTGTCTACATCTTTTTGATACTAAACTTAAACCCTTGATACCTTGACCACGAAATAATAAATAATAAAATGGTACATGACAAACATTCGCCATATTTATCTTACTCGTTAAAATTGATAATCTTTCCATAATCTTATATACTAATACACAATCCTGTATACAATATTCCGCAATTATTTTTCTATCTGCACTAGTTCCTTTTTGTAACCTAAATATATCATTTGCTTTAATATCATCTTTGACTAAACCCCATTTTAATCCTTTGCCTAATTCTTTTAAACCACTCTCTGTAAATACATTATCTGTTGACTCAATTATCATCTTATTACTATTCATAGAAATAATTTTATACTTTGCATCACAATAAGATTCATCATCGTTAATTTCATTATCTGTTTTATCAGTTTCATCTTTGATACCATATTCTAATTCTGATTGATTAATAATTTTAACGAAATTTCCTGGTTTAACGATATGTAAATTTTTTGATTCAATTTCCAACTGATGATCATTTAAAATTGTATATTTTAAAATTTTTTCTTGAACAAAATGTTCAGATACAAAATCTAATGTATATTTATCTAATTTGTGTTCAGCTTGAATAATTTTTAACAAATCTATTTGTGTTATTCCAATACTGTCAAAATGTCTCATAATATTATCTCCAAGTGCAGATGATGATAATTCTGTACAATCTAATATAGAATTATAATCCGATAATTTACTTAATTTACTAAATAACTTTTGACAATTAATATTTGGATGCAAAGATCTACGATACATATAATTTTCATCGAATTGCCATGTATTATAACCTGACATAAAATCTGGACTTTCTTCTTTTATTAATTTTATCCATTCAAGTAATAATTCTTTTTCTGTATTTACGGACACTACTTCTGCATATTCTATTGGATCACATGTTCCCAAAGTAATAATATGTCTTCGATAAATACCATGATTGTGTTTTGCAAATACTGTACCAATCTGAATAATTTTATCTTCTATTCTTTGTGGTTGTGGGAATGATCCATCTCCAGAAGTACATTCTATATCAAAAACAGCAATTTTATATTTCGCAGTCATCTTTTGATTTGCATGTTGTTTTAATGCCTGCCAATCACATTCTATATTTATGTCACATGTTGTCTTCTCAATACATCGTTTATATTTTTTGATTTCCATCCATCCACACGCTAATACATCTCGGATATGCATACATCTTAACATTGAATCTAAAACACTTTCATATACGGTAAATTTAATTGGTCTTGTTATACCTGGAAGAAATAATCTATTTTTAAACAATACACTTGAATATGCTTTCATTGCATTTGAATTATTAAATACTAACCTTAAAAATTTAAATTCCTGATTATTTGTAAATCCACGAAATTTATGTTTTATTACTGTGTCATATGTTACTAAATTATGTTTTACATGTTTTAAATCACTATGTTCATTTAAAACAACAAATAATTTTTCAGTATTCGCTTCCGTCCATTTATCTGGCAATTCAACATAAAAATGTGGAATATAACCAGTTACTTTAACATGAACAGATTTTTCGTCTAATGTTCTACCAAAAACACGAATTACATAATTTCGATTTTGATTATTTTCTTTGTAACCTGCATAATATTTCGGATTTAATAATATTTTTAGTTTATTTCCTCCAAATTTATCTTTGTTATCAATTTTAAAATCTACTAAATTAACTTCAGAAAATTCTATATCATTATCACAATCATTAAGTTCATTAAATTCCCGCCATTCACTTACTTGGAATACTATTGGATCTGTCATAAATAGTTATTATATTGAAATACTATGTAATATTTACTTATAATATTATTATTTTCAATTATTTACTATAATAATGAAAAATAATTGAATATAATATTTTATACAAAATATAACATATATCATTACTATACTCATATGAACTCTCTAGAAACTAATAAAATAAAACTTTTGAATTTACCAAAAGATATACTTACATTATTATGTTCAATATATCCAAAATTAGGACTAACATGTAAAACATTATATAACTTGTGTCCGCCAAAACCACCGGAATATTTTTATGATAACAATAAATATAGTAAATATATGATAAATATTTCATATTTTCCAACTGATATACCTAATATTCCAACTATACCTTATTATTATTATCAATTGGATATCAATCACATCGTTCCAATAATAGAATCAAAAAAATTTCAATTATTACAAATTAAAGTTCCAAATGATATTGTATATGTAACTAACACATTCAAATATGTTTATGAAAATAATATATCTATAGAACACTTTAAATACAAATATGAATTAAAATTGGCATTAAAAGATCATCTTGGAGAAAAACAAAATTTTATACATTTGGATAAATTTGATAGTTTAACTATGTCCTTCTTAATGTATTTATATCATTGAATTAAAATAAATTAAATGATATATCTATTTATTGAATCATTATTTTTAATAGTGTAAATAATTTATTGATTATTACAAATTTATAATATTAAATGACGTATATACATCATTAATTATTATAAGTTGGCATAATAGATGAAACTATTTTATTATTGCAAATTAAAAAATAATTTCATAATATTAAATTCTTTTAATAGTATATGGAACAAGAATATTTGTTTATTAGCAAAAGTCATACAGAATTATTTTCAATCAAAACAGATTTAATTAATGAAGAATTATTTGAAAATAATCTGTTTAATAATATCAAATATATCATAAAAAATAACAATATAAATGGAAAATTTAAATTAGTAAATTTATATAACGGAATTGAAAAAAAATATCGTACAGAAAATTTAACACAATTAGGAGGTGATAATCAAAATATACAAAATGAAATAAAATTTAAATCTATATGGAATGAAATGTCAAATTATATTAATGATAATATCGAAAATAAAATAGATAATAATAAATTAAATAAATTATATAATCAATTTATTTTAATTGGTGGACAATATGGAATACACAAAGATGAATTAAATAATATATTTTTATCATTGCTGGAATCAACAAAAAATAAATATGAGGGTAATTTAAAAACTCAAGTTGGTGGAGTAGATGAACAATCAAATGAACTTATAAATAGTCAACCAACAAATAATCAATCAAATGAACCTACAAATAGTCAACCAACAAATAATCAATCAAATGAACCTACAAATAGTCAACCAACAAATAATCAATCAAATGAACTTATAAATAGTCAACCAACAAATAATCAATCAAATGAACTTATAAATAGTCAACCAACAAATAATCAATCAAATGAACTTATAAA